CCTGGAGCCAGTTCCAGAGGGCCACGGCATCGTGATCCTCCATTCTATCCCTTTCTTCCCTGTCGGGGATAGATATCAAATTGGGTTTTATACCAATTTGTACTGCCAAGGGATATTTTTCCCCTAGCAATTCTTCGGCCTTTTCACGGTCGAAATATCTCTCCAATTGTATTGGGGAGAATCCATTTGGATCTTTCATCCAAATGCGTAAGAATGAGCTTAGCTCATCCTTTATGATGGGGGCTTCACCCACATCGAAATCAATTATACTTGAAAGTGGCGTATAATTGAGTTTTTCCTCTCCCAAGAGGGAAAGTATGAAATTGGCTTTGGCCAATTTTCCCGTTATCTCTCTTCCTGAGATAACGAATCTGTTAAGTCTATTGTAAATAGACCTACTGTGCTTCTCGTAACGAGGTACGGGAGGCATTTCAATAGCAGCGAATTCGCTGCTATCTATATCCTTGGCAACAACATGCCAGGGTTCTTCTCCACTATGTCTAAAGATAGTGGATGTATAGCCCATAATCTTCGTTCTGGGCTTTCTGGTTTCCCTATCATAGGCAAACCAGGCACAATCTGTCATAATCCGGCAGATTGATTTTACTGCCTTGTTGGGCAGTATGAATCTCAGAAAGTTTCTGGGATTATGGAAGAGAATTGGTTTCCCTTCCCCTACTGCTACTTGTGGAAAGTAGACAAAACCTTTATAGTCGTAACTATGAAGGTATACATCCTGGAGCAATGACCCAAGATGGAATAGTCCGGTGGGATCACCATCGGGCTTAAGATATCCGATATCTTTTCCCAACTGGGTAAATCTGCCAGTTGGTGTGTAAGAATAGTCATCTCTATTCTTTCGAACATCAAGGAGTAATCTGCCCTTGATGCAATCGACGTAAGGGTTTCTGCCCCAACGTCGGGACTTCTTGATACGATCAATCGTATCATGAATGCTCCGGGGAATTTCGAATAATTCCTCGGTGAAGAATATATACCTTTTTGATATATATGTATCGTCCTCCGATATTTTCATACCGAAGGATTTGTACGTACGAAGTGCTTCTTCGTGCGCTTCTTTTGTGGTCGAAATTCCACAGAAGTCATCGCCCACTATTCTAGCAAAATAGTGGGTGTTATAGCAATTGCGGATCTTTTCCGTAACTGCGAGTCCGAGTCCTGTTAATATGGACTTGGTACCGGGGTCGCCCATGGGCCAACCCCGTTTAGTGCAAC